AGCGACATCTAACAGCAATATCTACACAGTACCTGCCAGATGGAATGCTGCAGTTACCAGTATCATTGTAGCTAACACTACAAGTTCTTCTACACAAGTATCGATAGAATGGTATGACTCTGTTAATACCACATGGTACTACATTATGAAAGATACGGTACTAGTACCTAATAGTGTATTACAGATTGAAGAGCCTTTGTATCTTATTGCAACCGATCAGATTCGTGGGTTAGCTAGTGTTAATTCTAGTGTCACAGTAACAATTAAACTTTTTGAAGACTTCGCTACGGCACTATAAACTATGGCAACTAAAAAGAAATCCACTGTTAATGCGGCAGGTAACTATACCAAGCCAGAGTTACGCAAGAAGATCGTATCACAAGTAAAGGCTTCGGCTACCCATGGAACTGCTGCAGGGCAGTGGTCAGCAAGAAAAGCACAGCTAGTAGCCAAGAAATATAAGGCAGCTGGTGGGGGTTATAAGTGAGTGCAGCACTTAAAAAAAGTCAGCTATCTCTTAAGTCATGGGGTGAACAAAAGTGGCGAACCAAATCAGGTAAGCCAAGCTCTAAGACCGGGGAGAGGTACCTACCAGAAGCTGCTATTAAAGCTCTTACTCCTGCGGAATATGAGGCAACAACGAGAGCTAAAAGAGTGGGCAAAGCAAAAGGTAAACAATTTGTTGCACAACCCAAGGCAATTGCTAAAAAAGTAAAACCCTTTAGGAAAGCAAAATGAGTAGAGAACTCACAGAGAAACAAGCTAAATTTTTAGAAGTCCTGTTTGAACAAGCAGGTGGCGATGTTGTACGTGCTAAGGAGTTAGCTGGTTATTCAGAGAATAGCCCGACATCGGAAATCATCAAAGGTCTTAAAGATGAGATCATGGAACGTACTCAATTGTACATGGCACGTAATGCACCCCGTGCAGCTATGTCACTTGTAGGTGGTATGGTTGACCCGACAGAATTAGGATTACGTGATAAACTAAGTGCTGCTAAGGATCTATTGGATCGAGTAGGCTTGGTTAAAACTGAGAAGGTACAGGTTGAAGCTACTAATGGTCTAATGATTCTTCCACCAAAGGAAAAGACAGACGAGGAGTAGTACATGGCATCCCGTTCTACCATCGGTAAATGGATACTGCCACAGCCTAAAGATGCACAAGAGAAGGGGGAATACATATCGATTCCCAAACTAAACGGTAGATTTGAAGCACCATTTGGTTACAAGACATCGGAGACAGATCCGTTAATGCTTGATCCAATACCGTTAGAGTTAGATGCTTTAGAGAAAGCTAAGAAATATCTAAAGCAGTACCCTTCTAGGGAAGTTGCCGCTTGGTTGACTAAGGCTGCAGGTAGGTATATATCACACGTAGGATTATTAAGCAGGATAAAACATGAGCAGTATCACCAGACAAAAGCTTCTACTCTCAGAAGCTGGGCTGCCAAATACAGAAAAGCCATCGAAGAAGCGGAAAAGCACGAAAAAAGGCTCGGTGGCAAAGCAACAAGACAAGCAAGAGCCATCCTCAACGGCATTGACGGAGGAGACGAGTGCGAAGAATACTGGTGATGAAGTACATGTACCAGACATCAGTGAGCAGAATGTAGTATTTAAACCCAATCCGGGTCCACAAACAGCGTTCTTAGCAGCACCAGAGCGTGAAGTACTGTATGGTGGGGCAGCTGGAGGTGGTAAAAGTTATGCGATGTTGGCTGATCCCCTGCGATATATGGGTCATCCGCAGTTTAGTGGGTTGTTATTGCGTCATACCACTGAAGAATTGCGTGAGTTGATCTGGAAATCACAGGAAATGTACCCTAAGATCTATCCGGGTATCAAGTGGTCAGAGAGAAAGATGCAGTGGGTAGCACCAAGTGGGGCAAGATTGTGGTTTTCGTACCTCGATAGAGACGAAGATGTACTGAGGTATCAAGGTTTAGCATTTAGTTGGGTAGGTTTTGACGAGTTGACACAGTGGGGTACCCCATTTGCATGGAATTACATGCGTTCTCGTCTGCGTAGTACAGCACCAGACCTACCAATCTTTATGAGAGCCACAACAAACCCCGGTGGACCGGGTCATGCATGGGTAAAGAAGATGTTTATTGACCCATCTAGACCGGGAAAAGCATTTTGGTCTACCGATATAGAGACTGGGGAGACGATGACGTACCCCAAAGGGCACAGTAAGGCGGGACAACCCCTGTTTAAGCGTAGGTTTATACCTGCAATGCTGACAGATAACCCATACCTTGCTGATCAGGGTGATTATGAGACGATGCTGCTGTCATTACCAGAGCATCAACGTAAGCAATTGTTGGAGGGTAACTGGGATGTATCAGAAGGAGCAGCTTTCCCTGAGTTTAATCGGAAAATCCACGTTATTGATCCGATGGACATACCTAAAAGCTGGGTTAAGTTCAGATCGGGTGACTATGGCTACGGTTCTTACTCAGCAGTTGTCTGGTTTGCTGTAACTCCAGCAGAACAGCTGGTTGTTTATAGGGAATTGTACGTAAGTAAGGTGTTGGCTAGAGATTTAGCTAACATGATTTTAGAATTAGAGCAGAATGATGGGACGATTCGGTATGGTGTACTCGATTCGTCATGCTGGCATAAGAGGGGAGACACTGGTCCATCCTTAGCGGAACAAATGATTCAGCAAGGGTGTCGGTGGAGACCCGCAGATAGAAGTGCAGGTAGTCGTATTTCAGGTAAGAATGAAATACACAGGCGATTACAGGTTGACCCCTTTACAGAAGAGTCAAGACTGGTTATAACTAGCAACTGTACAAATTTAATTGCACAATTGCCAATCATTCCTTTGGATAAACATAATCCAGAGGACATTGATACAAAGTCTGAAGACCATTTGTATGATGCTCTTCGGTATGGTATTATGAGTAGACCAAGAAGTAACTTATGGGATTACAATCCCTTACACCAGAAGTCTGGGATGTCATTAGCTGACCCCACATTTGGATATTAAAGGTAAAGAATGGCAGATAAAAACCTGATTCAAGATGAATCCATTAATCTAAAAGATGTGAGCAACATCAATGAGGAAGATCCTGTAGCTGCTCCTATCGTGCAACTATTGATGGATAAATACAACAAGGCTGAGACTACAAGACGTAATGATGAAGAGAGATGGCTAAGAGCTTATCGTAATTACCGTGGTCTATATGGTCCTGATGTACAGTTTACTGAAGCAGAGAAAAGTCGTGTGTTTATCAAAGTCACTAAGACTAAAACACTGGCAGCCTATGGTCAAATTGTAGATGTATTATTCTCTAACAATAACTTCCCGATCAGTGTAGACCCAACTGTCTTGCCAGAAGGTGTGGCAGAAGATGTTAACTTTGATCCTAACGAAGATAAAGTTCGTCAGGCTGTTCCTGATTTTTCTCCGTATGGATATAAGGGGGATGGTCAGGACTTACCTCCCGGTGCTACATTCAAAACACTACAAGAGCGTTTGGGTCCATTGAGTGATGAACTCTCTGGCATCAACAATCTCAATGAAGGTCCCGGCATTACCCCTACTTCTGTCACATTTAGTCCAGCTATGATTGCTGCTAAAAAGATGGAAAAGAAAATCAAGGATCAGCTAGATGAGAGCAATGCAAGTAAACAACTAAGATCTACTGCATTTGAGATGGCACTCTTCGGTACAGGAATTATGAAGGGTCCTTTTGCTATCGATAAAGAATATCCTAACTGGGATACAGATGGCAACTACTCTCCAACTATCAAGACAGTACCTTCTACTTCTCATGTAAGTGTATGGAATCTTTATCCAGATCCAGATGCAGCCAATATGGATGAAGCTCAGTACATTATTGAAAGACATAAAATGAGCCGTAGTCAAATGCGTGCTCTTAAAAGACGACCTTTTTTTCGTTCTAAAGTAATTGACGATGTTATTGCTCGTGGTGAATCATACACTAAGAAGTACTGGGAAGACGATCTAAATGACTATCAAGTAGATACAGGCATTGATCGCTTTGAAGTATTAGAGTTTTGGGGTTCCGTTGAACGTGAGATATTAGAAGACAACGGAGTTAAAATCCCTGCCGAATTAAATGCTGCCGATGAATTACAGGCAAACATTTGGTATTGCAATGGTCGTATCTTGCGAATGGTATTAAATCCTTTTAAGCCAGCTAGGATCCCGTATTACGCTGTCCCCTACGAACTTAACCCCTACTCTTTCTTTGGCATTGGTATCGCAGAAAACATGGACGATACGCAAACTTTAATGAATGGGTTCATGCGTATGGCGGTAGATAATGCTGTCCTATCTGGCAATTTAGTGTTCGAGGTGGATGAAACCAATCTCGTTCCCGGTCAAGACCTGTCTGTGTATCCCGGAAAAGTATTCCGTAGACAAGGTGGTGCTCCCGGTCAGGCAATCTTTGGTACGAAGTTTCCTAACGTATCCAATGAGAACCTACAGTTGTTTGACAAGGCTCGTATATTAGCTGACGAAGCTACTGG